ACCGTGTCAGCGAAGTGGAAGGTCATTTCTAACCCTCCGCCTTAGCACCAGCGGCTACTAACTCTTTATACTTGGATCTAGCCGAATCAGTATCCATAACCTCCCAAAACCGAGGCTCGCCATCAAATGCTTCTCTACAATCGTAATGAGCTACCTCAACAGTACCGTTAGCGGGAGTAAAACCCCAAGTGCCGTAGGGAACTTTTAACTTAAATGTCGTAGCCATTTTCGTCTCCTGTCTGTTTGTGTTTGTAGGTATAAAATAAACATGACAGGTTGTCAACCCCCTTTGTGGGGTTTTTATTCGGAATAAATTATTGGCCTCGTCGGGACATCAATATACTCCTTGTATGACTTGCGGCTGGTATCATATTCAAAGATGGCTTCACCAAGATTTCCGTAGTAGCCCTGTTCCCTTATCTTCTTTGTGCAAACAACCGTCTTTCCCTCATCAAACAGTCGGTGAACCACCAGCCCAACGTCTGCCATATTGTGCCAATGCGCGGCTCCCGATATGTCATACATTCCAGGTATAGGGTAGGTGCCATCATCACGCCGTTGAAGTTTTGCGGGATGCGCTACAACCCACATAATAATATTTTGGTTACGACAGAATTGTTTACAGGCGGATATCAAATCACGGATGTGTTCATCTTCTCTCTTGCCCTGCGTCCTTGCCGCACTGATTTCGTTGTAGGGGTCAATGACTACCCCGTTGATGCCATGCCTTACACAAGCCTGTCTTGCACGTTCCAACAGCCAATCAATGGTCGGCACCCTGTCCTTGCTCTCAATAAATTTGAAATGGTCATTGATAAACCCAACAGCGGAAGTAAGCTCATCAGGTGACATGCGTTCAGTTGGTCCCATGTCAAAAGGCTTCTCAACATAAATCTCAGCAAGTCGTCGTATGTGGTAGGTGCTAGAGTGTTCCGGTGAGAATACAGCAAACTTCCATTTGTGGGCTTTCGCCGTGTTCACTAAAAGCTGATCGATGAAGTTTGACTTGCCGTGGTTTGGTATGCCTGTCACGACATGGAAGGTTGCGGGTAATAGCTTGTAAATAAGATCAAGTTGACTGAAGCCAGTAGAGAATGGCTTGATCTGTTTTCCAGCGTACAAATCCCATATATCGCTTTCATAGTCTGCCGCGCCGTATACACCATCAATGGGGTAGGCAGTTGCGTAGTCAATACATTCCTTGAGGACAACCGCCCCGTGATCAATCAATGTCTCGTTAGCATCCTTGCAAACCACATCATTGCTTGACGGCCACTGCACTTTATAGCACCTATCCTTGCCAAAACGATGAGCCAATTCAGCGGCTAGGGCTTGCCCCGCTTCATCCATATCAACAGCAATGTAAACCTTGCGTATCTTCTCTAACTTCTCGCAATCAGAGAGGGCGGCAAATCGTTTGTCATCATCACGGAACTTTGCCTCTTTCGGTGCGCCATCAGGTAATGACACAGCATTCTTAATGCCAGCTTCCCAGCAAGCGAGTACATCCATCTCGCCTTCCACAAAAACAATGCTATCGCCTGTGACGTTATCAATGTTGAAAAGGGTCCGTTGGGCATTGGCTTCTTGCTGAAACTGTTTTTGGAATGAGCGGTATTTGATATTCACTACCTCTCCATCGATGTGGTAAGGGAAAGCTATCACCTCTTCAGGGTCATCCCCAAATTTTCGCATGGCTGTGTAGATGCGGAAGCTATCGGTAGTGGCTTTGGATATTTTGCGTTGTGTGAAGAACTGATCCATTCGTGAGGTTGTCTTTAGGGCATCAGGCACCCGTGGTTTTTTGTAGGTCAACTGTCTCTCCTGTTTGTGTTGTCTCCCAGCTATGTTACCAGAAAACCCACAGTTATGGCAGTGCCAAACGGCACCATCATCATTATCAATTGTAACAGAAAGGGGCTTGTCCAGCTTGTTTCTGTTCTTGCGAGTGTATCGGCACTCAGGGCAATAAGTCTTATAGTTCCCCTGTGATACTTGTCTTAATTCAATGCCGTTTTCGCGTAACTGTTCAGAAATCACCCTGCAAGCTCAGATAGGCTTTTTGCAGTCACAAAAGGCTCATCAGTATTTGGCGTTTCGTTGACAGGGTGTCTGTGTAAACTATCATTATATATAGTTTCATCAGCCGCACTGTCATGTTTGACAAGTTGTCCTACATCACTGGTTATCTTTTGTAGGTTTAGCTTGTATATGTTTTTCTTTCGTCGTCTGTCCTGAGTGTCTTGTTCAGGGTGCCATTGTACTAACCCGCTATCTTTTAAAGTTTGCAAACATCGGTAAACGTGCCGTGATGAAAGCCCTGCATCCTTGCCAATCGTCTTCTGGCTTGGAAAGCACACGCCGCTTTCATTGGCCCTGTTAGCCAAAGCAATTAGGGTCATCTTTTCCGCGCAAGATAAATTGTTGTTTTCCACGGATGCAATTAGGTAATTGAAACTCATCCTTTTTTACTCCTGTGTCATGTTGTCATTTACCACTACACTGTGGGGTGGGTGGGAGTCAAGGGCTTTATATAAATGACAACGGAATCTTTTAAGGTGGGTTCCCATTGGGCGTAGAGGCGATGGATAAGGCTATCATCTTCTAAAATGCCTGATGCTTGGAGTAAATCAAGGCAGGGCTTTATTCGGTTATCTAAATCACGCTTACGTTTATCAGGCACCCCGATAAATAGCTCAACGTGAAGCTCGCATTTGTATGTATCTTGATGGAACTGGGATTTTGCAAGTAAGATGCTGTGATCA